TACTGCAATAGAACCAACACCTTTTAAAGATGTACCAATGCCTGGTGATAAACTGGATTATGATACATTAAATATTTCTTTTTTAGTAGATGAAAATTTAGAAAACTATAGAGAAATACATGGATGGTTAACAGGTCTTGGATTTCCAAAAGACTATTCACAATATAGAAGTTTACAATCTGCTGGTTCTGATAGATATCCTACAACAACAAGTGAAAACTATTCAAGTGAATTAGGACAAGTTTCTAAAGGTACACCAGATGACGGTGGCTTATATTCAGATGCTACTTTATTTGTTTTAACAAGCAAAAATACTTCAAACATAGAAATACGTTTTAGAGATATATATCCAATTTCACTTTCAGGATTAGATTACAATCAACAAGCTACAGATGTGGATTACTTAACTGCTAGTGTTACATTTCAATATAAAATATATGAATTTGCTAACATAAGTGGTAGTGGTACAGTAGAAACTACTTCTTAATAGTTAACTAAATATTAAGAACAAATATAATGGAGTTATTATGACCTTTGATGAACTGCAGGAATTAGCCGAAAAAGACCTTAAACTTAATGATACTGAATTAGATTTAGAATCATTAAAAACACCACAGTTACATAACAAGTACTGTAAATTTCACAATCAATATATTAATCTATTAAAAAAGACTGAACAAGATAGAGATAGATTATTGGTAGAAAAATGGGAGTATTATACTGGTAAAGCGGATCCACAAGTATACCAAGAAAAACCTTTTAATATAAAGTTGCTTAAGCAAGATGTTGACAAGTATATTAAAGCTGATGCTGACTTAATTAAACTAGAACAAAAGGTAACTTACATACAAAGTGTGGTTGATTACTTAGATAAAACTATTCGTATCATTTCAAATCGTACATTTCAAATTAAAAATGCTATAGAGTGGAAAAAGTTTACTTCTGGTATTATCTAAAATGTTTACAATCGAATCACATAAAGTACATCCGTCGGTTATTTCCAAAAGTATTTGTAATGAAATAATTACAGTTGGTGAACAACAAGGTTTAATCAACGCAAAAATACAAGAGGGAAATCAAAACAATCGTAAATCAAATATATCTTGGATTAAAGATGAAAGTATTGAAAACATTTTATCAAGCACAATTGAAACTTGTAATAAAATTTGGAACTATAATCTTACAGAATATGAGCCATTTCAGTACACAGTTTATAAACAAAATGATTTCTACGATTGGCACATTGATACTCATAATAAACCTTATACAAATGGTTTAATTAGAAAATTAAGTTTTACTTTATTACTGAATGATAACTACGAAGGCGGTGAATTTGAAATATGTATTCCTTCTCCTAAAACAGACAAACAAAGATATATAAAAATAGATAATAAACAAATAGGAACTATGATTGTATTTCCTAGTTTTATTTGGCATAAAGTCAATCCTATTGTTAAAGGTATACGAAAATCTTTAGTAGGGTGGATTGTAGGAAAACCATTTGTTTAAACATGCAAAATATAATCGTAGATAAAATTAATGATGTTTACATTAAAATAGATGCTGATGCTTCTATTCGTAGAGAACTTTCAGATTACTTCTCTTTTGAAGTACCTGGTTATAAGTTTACACCACAGTTCCGTAATCGTGTATGGGATGGTAAAATACGATTATATTCATATGCAACAGGTCAAATGTATGTAGGATTGTATCCTTATCTAAAAGACTGGTGTAATAAGAAAAACATACACATAGTAGAATCTAGTACTATTTTAATACATAGGACACTCCCAGCCGCCGATATAGACGATATAATCAAAGAATACAGACTAACTATCAAACCAAGAGATTATCAAATAAACGCATTTAAATTTGCCTTAGAATATGAAAGAGGTCTTATATTATCACCTACAGCTTCAGGTAAGTCACTTATCATCTATATGTTAGTTAGACACTATCTTAATTCAATAAACAATAATGTTTTAATCATTGTGCCTACCACATCACTTGTTGAACAACTATACAAAGACTTTAAAGATTATGGTTACAATGTTGCAAAAAATGTAAGTAGAAAATATCACGGCTATGATATTGATGAAGATAAAAGAGTAGTCATCTCAACATGGCAATCATTATATAAAATGCCTAAAAAGTTTTTTGAAGACTATGGTGCAGTAATTGGTGATGAAGCTCATTTATTTAAGGCTGTATCATTAACAAAGATAATGACTAAACTTACAGATTGTAAATATCGAATAGGACTTACAGGTACTTTAGATGATAGTAAAACACACAAGTTAGTATTAACAGGCCTGTTTGGTATGGTCAATAAAGTTGTATCAACAAAACAACTTATAGATAAAAAACAATTAGCAAATTTAAAAGTAGTTTGTTTAAACTTAAAATATCCTGAAAGTGAATCTAAAAAGGTATATGGTGTAAAATACTTTGAAGAATTAGAATATCTTACTCAAAGTAAGGCTCGTAATAAATACATACGAAATCTAGCCTTGGCACTAAATGGCAACACTTTATGTTTGTTTCAGTTAGTAGAAAAACACGGTGAAATTTTATATAACTTAATCAAAGAAAAAGCAGATCCAAAACGAAAAATATTTTTTGTTTATGGTGGAACAGAAACAGATGATAGAGAAAAAATTAGAGCAATCACAGAAAAGTCGGATAACGCAATTATTGTCGCTTCTTTCGGGACGTTTAGCACTGGTATCAATATTCGTAATTTACACAATATTGTTTTTAGTAGCCCTAGTAAGAGCCCTATAAGAGTATTGCAAAGTATTGGTCGAGGACTAAGAGTTGGTGATAAGAAACAGTCAGCAACAGTCTATGATATATCTGATGATTTAACATATAAAGATAAGAAAAACTTTACCTTAACACACTTTCAGGAACGAGTAAACATCTATAATCGGGAGAGTTTTAACTATGAAATTCACACCGTTAATTTAGATAAATAATTATATGAAAACTTTAGACATTAAAAATGCTAAAATTATACGTCTAGTTTCTGGAGAAGAAATAGCTTGCAAACTAGATGATTCAAGTGCTGAAGAAGCCGTAAAAAAATCCCGTTTAATTAGACTAAAGGATCCTATGTTAATTAAATATGTTCCTCAGTTTACTGAAATGGGTATTACAGACTATATAGCTTTAGTACGTTGGGTAGGTTTTACTAGAGATAAAATTATAACTATTCCAATAGATAAAATTCTTACTATTTGTAATGCAACTCCAGAGTTTAATGAGAGATATACACAAATTGTAGGGAAACTAGCAAATGTCAAAGACAATCTTCCTTCCTATATAGAAAGAAATATGAATAAGGAAGAGTTGGATCAATCTAAAAGATATGATAATATAAATGAGGAGAAACTTGAAGAATTAAGCGATATGATAAACATGCCAAGCAAGAAAATACACTAGTTAGGTAGCTGGTTCTCGGTAACAACCCACATGGGTATTATAACAATGAATTTAAATTATGTCAAGCGACCATGAAAATTAGATTTTACAAAAGATTAGATGGCATGAGATGGTTAGGTTTTATACTTGCCATGATAGGTGCATATATACTTTCAAATGCAAATCCTGCTACACAATGGGTAGGATGGGCAATTGCAACAATATCTTGTAGTATATGGATATATATGGGTATAAAGGATAAAGACATACCTAGAGCATTAATGGAACTTATGTATTTACTGCTTGCATTAAGAGCCATTTATAATTGGTTAATATGACAAACCATTGACAAAAACAACTAAATGTAGTATTATATAATTATGACTAGAACAAGAAAAAAATCCGAACATTATGTAGATAACAAAAAGTTTCTACAGGCGATGATAGAATATAAGGACAAGTGTGATAAGGCCGAAAAAAGAAAAAGAAAAGCACCACCAGTTACAAATTATATTGGTGAATGTTTTTTAAAAATAGCAAATCACTTATCTTATAGACCTAATTTTATTAACTATACTTTTAGAGATGACATGATCTCAGATGGTATAGAAAATTGTTTACAATATCTTAAAAACTTTAATCCTAAAAAATCAAATAATCCATTTGCTTATTTTACACAAATCATTTATTATGCTTTTATAAGAAGAATACAGAAAGAAAAGAAACAAACAAACATCAAGTATAGAATGATTGAACAAGGAAATATAGATGAGTTTTCTGTATTGCCTGGTGATACAAATAGTGATTATAAAAATCAGTTTTTAGAATTTTTAAGAAAAAATAAACCATCAACTGAAGAACAACCAAAAGTTAATGAGATTAAAGTTAAAAAAAGAAAGAAAAGAACTTATAGCTCAGTATTAGATATATAATGAAAATTGCATTACTGAATGACACACACTTCGGTGTTCGTAATGATAGCGAAGCGTTTAGAAATTATCAACTAAGATTTTATAATGAAATCTTTTTTCCCTATTTACAAGAACACAATATAACAACATTGGTTCACTTAGGTGATGTGGTTGATAGAAGAAAGTTTATTAACTTTCAAACAGCTTCTGTTTTTAGAAAACAATTTTGGGATCGTTTATATGAAGAACAAATTGATACACATATTATTATAGGTAACCACGATACATATTTTAAAAATACAAATAATGTAAACGCAATTGAAAATCTTTATACCTCATTTGATAAAAAAAATGAACCTTGGATATATACAAAATCAACTGTTGTAGATTTTGATGGTACACCTATTTTATTTGTACCTTGGATATGTGATGACAACTATGAACACTCTATGGAAATGTTAAAAACAGCTAAAGCAGATTTATGTTTTGGTCACTTAGAGATAAAAGGTATTGAAATGCAAAATGGAGTAATTAATGAACACGGTTTAGCAAAATCAGATTTTAGTAGATTTGATAGAGTAGTTTCAGGTCACTTTCATAAAAACACAGATGATGGACAAATATATTATTGTGGGGCTCAATATGAAATGACATGGTCAGACTACCAAGACCCAAAAGGTTTTCATGTGTTTGATACTGAAACAAGAGAAATAGAAAGAATAGTAAATCCATACACTATACATAAAAAGATTATCTATGATGATAAAAAGAAAGATTATAAAAACTTTGATTTAACAGACTACAACAATCACTTTATAAAATTAATTGTTTTAAATAAAACCAATAATGAAGTGTTTGACAAATTTGTAGAAAGATTGTATAATGAAATAACAGTACATGATTTAAATATTGTAGAAGACTATTCTGATATTAAGGCTAGTGTAAGAGATGATATTTTAGAAATGGGTGAAGACACAGTTACTTTCTTAAATAACTATGTTGACCAATTAGAAACAGATGTAAACAAAACAAAATTAAAAGAATATTTAAAATCTATTTACATAGAGGCAAGTGACAATACAGTATGATTTATTTTAAAAAACTAAGATGGCGTAATTTTTTATCTACTGGTAATCAATTTATAGAAGTTGATTTAGCCAAAACACCATCAACATTAATTATAGGAACAAATGGTGCAGGAAAATCTACCATGCTTGATGCATTATGTTTTTCACTTTTTAATCGTGCCTTTAGAGATATTAAAAAAGAACAACTTGTAAATACAATTAATTCAAATGATTGTGAAATAGAGTGTGAGTTTGAAACAAGCAACAAAAAATACAAAGTTGTAAGAGGTATTAAACCAAACAAGTTTGAAATTTATTGTAATGATGTATTACTAAATCAGGATGCTTCAAATGTAGATTATCAAAATATGTTAGAACAAAATATTTTAAAATGTAACTATCGTGCCTTTTGCCAAGTTGTTATTTTAGGTTCTACTTCATACGAACCATTTATGCATTTACGTGCTAGATATAGACGAGAAGTTGTAGAAGAAATATTAGACATAAGAGTTTTTAGTCACATGGATTTATTATTAAGACAGAAACAAGGTGAGTTAAACAAATCTGTTATTGATGTTAAACATAGATACGACCTAATGCAAGAAAAATACGAGCTACAAAAAAAACATTTTGAAGAAATAAAAAATAGAGATACGTCTGATATTGAAGATAGAAAAAAACAATTAAAAGAAAATGAACAAAGTAATTACGAATATAATCAAAAACTGCAATTATTAAATGAAAAAATAATCTCTACAAAGGCAGAGGTTTGGAGTGGAGAAAAATATAACAAAAAATCTAATGAGTTGGTCAAGTTAGAATCAAAGATAGAACACAATTTAGATACACATAGAAAAACATTGTCATTTTTTCAAAATAATGACAGTTGTCCAACGTGTACACAACCAATAGACCAACAGTTTAAATTAAATAAGATCAATAGTGAAGCAAATAAAATTAGTGAATTAGAATTAGGACTACAAAAATTATTTGACGAAAAAGGTAAAACTGATGAGAAATTAAAGGAGTTAAACAAAATAAGCCAAAAGTTATCAGAATTAAATATATCTGTGGCAAAAATAAATACTTCTATTTCAGAAATTAATAGACACTCAAATAGACTAGATGCTGAAATTACTAGACTAGAAACAGACTCAGATAATACAAATAATGTAACACGAGAGTTAGAACAAATAAAAGAAGACTTAAAATCAGTAAATGTTGAAAAAGAAAAGGCTGTAGAGGAAAAAAAATATATTGATATTGCTAGAGAAATATTAAATGATACAGGCGTTAAAGCCAATATTATTAAAAAGTATCTACCAATAATGAATAATTTAATTAATAAGTATTTACAATCTATGGACTTCTTTGTTAACTTTCATTTAGACGAAGAATTTAACGAAACAATTAAAAGTAGATTTAGAGATACCTTTAATTATAATAGTTTTAGTGAAGGAGAAAAACTTAGAATAGACCTTGCATTATTATTTACATGGAGAACTATTGCTAAAATGAAAAACAGTACAAATACCAATCTATTAATATTAGATGAAATCTTTGATAGTAGTTTAGATGGTCAAGGTACTGAAGACTTTTTTAAAATACTAAAGACATTGACAAATGAAAATACATTTATTATATCACATAAAGGAGATATTTTATTTGATAAATTTACAAACATTATTCGATTTGAAAAATATAAAAACTTTACGAGGTTAGCACAATGACATATGAATTATTACCACCAAGTGATCCAAGAGTACTATCAAGCATAGCACCCTTTGATATTGAAACTTTTAAGAAACAAGAAAAGATAGAACTAAAAGAGTTTGTAAACAATATGTTTGAAACAATGCAAAAGTATGGTGGTATAGGCCTATCAGCAAATCAAGTAGGTAAACCATATCGTATGTTTATTATGGGTGGTCATCCTGAAATACACAAAAGTAAAAGGTGGACCTGTATCAACCCAACAATAGTTGAAGCAAGTAAACAAACAACAAGATTAAAAGAAGGTTGTTTAACTTATCCGTTTTTGTTTTTAGACATAGAAAGGCCAAGTGCTGTAAAAGTTAAATACCTTGATGAAGATTTAAAAGAACAAGAAGAAGACATGATTGGTATTGTTAGTAGATGTTATCAACATGAGCTAGATCATATGAATGGTATAGTTTTCACAGAAAAAGTTAGTAAGTTTAAATTAGATTATGCTCTTAAAAAAAGAGATAAAGAAATAAGAAAGGTACAAGAAAGATGGCAATCCTCACAGAATTAGATTTACCTGAATATAAAAATAGTTTATCTGAAGCTGTTGCGTTTTTAGATGGACTAAGTTATTCAGCAGTAAAAACAAAATATAATGCAAAAGGTGATTGGGATGCTATATCAATACGAGGATATAGTGATGACATAAGTAACATTTTAAAACCAGGTGTGTTAAAATCAGATGTAGAACCTGCAGAATTAAGATGGACAAGTTTATACGAAGAACCTGCTTTATTACCTTTAAAAGAAATACTGCTACAAATACCAGCAGAATTTGAACGTGTAAGAGTAATGCGACTAAAGGCTGGGACAACAATCAAAAAACATACAGACAAAGTAGATAAAGAAATAAAAGATGGTAAATTAGTAAGATTACACATACCTTTAAGAACAAGTGATAATGTACACTTTTATTTGTGGGAAGGTAAAAAAGAATATCATTTTAATTTACAAGTAGGAAAATATTATTATGTAGATGTATCAAAAGCACATGCTGTACACAATAAGGCTGACTTTGATAGATTACATTTAGTTGTAGATTGTTATATGAATCCTAAACTAAAAGACTTATTAAAACAATTTGATGAATACAATAGAAATACAGAAAACGATCCATTTAAAGGCACAGATATAGAAGGAAAAGATTAGTGAAAACAAAAAAAACTTATATTCATGTTAATCAACACCTTATACGAGCAAATAAAAAACACGATAAAAATGATCCTGTAATTACTATTAAATCAGGTAAAAATAATACTTATTGCCATGAAGTAGATATATTAGGCCCTAGTAAAGTTATCTATGGTGGTAATGATAAACCTTTATTAAATTGTGGCGCTCGTGTAGTAATAGAAACCGAAAGTCAAGTAGAGGTAGTTAGATGATATTTGCTCAAAAGAAAGATTTTAATAAAGTAAAAGAAATATTTTATAGTCATAAGAAGTGGTTTCCTCATGTAAGAACTGATTACATGATGAGAATGATTGACAGAAAACAACTTATTTTAGAAGACGGCATATTAATAACCTTTCATCACGCAAAAAGAAGACAAAAGATAGGTGATGTGCAAATAGAAAAGGGCGATACTGTGTTACATCAAATTGCAAGTGATTCGCCAGGTTCTGGCAATGCTCAATCAATATTAAATAACTTTTTTGAGTATTGCAAAAAAGACGTATTTTTATCAGTAAGAGCTGACAACTTGACAGCCAATAGATTTTATGTTAAAATGAATATGAATTTGGTCGGTACCACAACTTGGGCAAAAGGTACTATACCTGGTAATGTATATGTCAAACGCAAAAGAAGTAGTTAGAGATTGGAAAGATAATAAAGGATTTCCATACTATCCTGAAGATAGAAAATGGCGAGATGATGAGTTTAATAAACTTCTATCATTTAATAGAGATACCTTATTAGATACAAAGAATAAAATCATAGGTCAATCAACACATGGTTTAACACTTGCATGGTCGTATATGCACCACGCATGGTCAATTAAATGTGGTAAAATGAAAACACCTATGGAGATATGGGAAGATGAAGAACATTTAGAAAAGGGTATTAACAAAATACTTACAGGTACTTTCTTTACAAAAAGAGAAGCACATAAAATCACAGACTCAGATATGAGAGCTATGTTGAGAAGATATAGTGGTACTCAAATGGTGTCTAATTTTAGACCTACAGCAGCCGCAACTTTATATGATATATTTGTAGATAAAGACTCACCACTTGAAGGCACAGAAGCAGGTACAGTATGGGATCCTAGTATGGGTTATGGTGGTCGTTTAATGGGTGCAATTGCAGCTGGGGTAAATTACATAGGCACAGACCCTTGTGTTCCTACATATGCAGGTTTAGAAAAAATACGAGATGAATATGGCCACTCTCACAAAAAATACACACTATTGAAACAAGGATCAGAAACGTTTATACCTGAAGATAATAGTTTAGATTTTGTATTTACAAGTCCACCTTATTTAGGACATGAACAATATGGTGATGAAAAAGAACAATCATTTAATAAATTTCCACAACAAGATCAATGGCGTGATGGTTTCTTATTGCAAACTATTAAGAACGCATACAAAGGATTAAAACCAGGTAAATATGCAGGTTTCAATGTTGCAAATGTAAAATCATATAAGACTTTTGAAGAAGACACCTACGATTGTATGGTAGAGGCAGGATTTAAAGACATACAAGTTTGGTGGTTATCTTTATCAACACAACAAGGCACAAAGATTCAATCCACACTAGAAGGCACAGAATCAGAAAAAAAACAAACACAAAATTACATAGGGCGATTCGCAAGACCTGACATTCCAGGCAGAAAATATGAGCCTATATTCATAGGAATCAAATAAATTACCATGTGTTCTCGTTTTGTTCTTTTATAAACCACGTATTTACTAGGTTTTTAATGCTTGACTTTTATGTCAAAATACGGTAGCATAAGTAGTATATGACAGATAACACTATGAATAAAAAATCACAATTGGCAAAATTACTTGCAACAGAAAATATTACTGTACAAGAAAATGCTGTTGCTACTGCTTCATTTGACGTAGTAAACAGAATATTAACAATCCCTATCTTTAAAGAAGAACAAAAATCAAAACATGTTTATGATATGTTAGTTGGCCATGAGGTATCTCATGCTTTACACACCCCAGCAGAATCATGGAAAGATATGAAAAATCGTTCAGATGAGTTTAGGTCGTTTGTAAACGTGCTTGAAGATGTTAGAATTGACAAGTTAATTCAAAAGAAATATCCTGGTCTTACTGATGACTATATCAAAGGTTTTGATAAAATGTACAAAGATAATTTCTTTAATACAAAAGATAAAGATATTCAAAACGATTATGCTCTAATTGATAAAATTAACTTATACTACAAATCATCAAAAACTTTAGATATTAAATTTTCTAAAAAAGAAAAAATATTAGTTGACGCTGCTGATAACTGTAAAACGTTTGATGACGTGTTA